CAAAGTTTGCAGTGTATGCCAGTGTTGCCGTATCAGCAAACCCAGCTGTTCCTGATGTAGTAGATACTCCAGAGACGTTTGCATACGCAGATGTTGTGGAGAATCCAGAAGTAAATGCAAATCCTACAGTATCAGCAGCAGAAACTGTTACATTTCCACCAAATACCTGTGTAACATTTAAGTTTTTATCTAAGTTTATACTCTGGGCAACACCAACCAGTGTTCCACTATCTTTTATAACAACACCTTGACCAACTGCGGTCACACCTGTTAGACCAGAACCATCTCCAACGAATGTTCCAGTTGTAATACCTGTTAACTGTGCGTTACCTGACACATATAGAGATGCGGTAGGTAAAGTTGTTCCTATGCCTACGTTCTTACTTGTATATATTCCTGTGTTCCCTGCCTTTGTCCAAGTACCACCACTGCCTGCACTGACACTGAGGTTTGAACCATCACCGAAGGTAGTATATATTTCCGAAAAGTTTGCGTTGACCTTACTAGCACCCAAGGCGAGGGAATCTCCCAGTCCATCGTTCGGTGTGAATCCAGTAAATATTCCCTGACGAGCCATTTAGCTAAAAATTATAGAGTCCCTGTCTTCTATTTATTGATATAATAAATACGTTATGATAGCCATACTGTATCCTTTGAAAATGGACAAAGATTTAACTAAAGCATACTCTGTAATTTATGAAGAACTACATCCCAATGTAGCGAAGAATGATGCAATCAACAAAGCAAACGCAGCAAAGAATGCTCAGGCAAAACAAGTACCACCAGAAGTAAAAGCGGCTTCAAAGAGACAATACACTGCTGGTGGCCCCTCAGATACAGGTGCAAACAAATATACAACTGCTGATAAAAAGACTATTATCAATCATAATAAAAGTAATATGAATAATTCCTATGAACCAGAAGGTGAGATGATTGATGAGAAGAAAGCACCTCGTATGCAAAAGGGTGCAATGGCATATGACGGGCCTAATAAGGAGAGAAGTGAGGCTGCAGATAGAGTATTAGAAAAGACAAAGAACAAGGTCAGGAAGGAAGGTAAGTTTAGATCTGAGTGGGAAGAGATGAAACTTAATGAGAAGAATGATTACAGAACTAAGTTTGATGAGTGGATAGAGGGTATAGTAAAGGAAGGATATGATATTGAAAGATGGTCTGACGAAGAACTAATCGATACATTTATTGATGAAAAGAATCTTTGGCAATCTAGAGAGGGAGTTGAGTCTGCACTCTTAGAATCAGAGAAGAAAGGTCTCTATGCTAACATCCACGCCAAGAGAAAGAGAGGAGAATCTCCTGCAAAACCTGGCGACGAAGACTATCCTGCTAAGAACGCTTTCAAAAAGGCAGCAAAAACTGCTAAGAAAGAAGACTTCTCTAATTGGAGAGATGAATTGAATCTAACTGAAGGATAATGAAGAACTTCAAACAATTCTTAGGTGAAGAGGGTTATGATGCCATCAAAGATCGCATAGCAATGAGAGGTGGAGATCCTAGTTCACCAAAAAAGAAGGATGCAACCACTCTTCCAGTAAGTAAAGAAATTAAAAAACAAAAAGGTAAGACTGTACTTCAGAAACAATCAGAGAAGAAGTATGGTAAGGGTGCAACTGCACTTGATATTGTAAGGGCAAAGATTAAAAAAGGAGATCTATGACATGCCATCAGTCTCAAAAAAACAACAACGATTCATGGGAATTGTTAGAGCGTATCAGAAAGGCACTCTCGAAACGGAAGCGACGCCTGAGGTTCAAAGAGCTGCTGCCAGCATGAAGAAAAAAGATGTAAAGAAATTTGCATCCACTAAACATAAAGGATTACCTGAGAAAAAAGTGACTAAAGAATCATTCAACGAAGATGCCAAAATGGCAAAGCAGAGTGATGACAAACTCAAAGCTGCTCATACTAAATTCAGTGGTATGGATAAGAGTCCTGCCAATACTTTCATGTTGAAAAGAATTCAAAGAGAGATGAATAAGAGGAAGAGGAGTGTCATGAAAGAGGATTATGTTAAGGAACTAGAAGATGGTCTAGTGAAGATGGAGTACCCTGCCTATGATGAGGTAGATAAGTTGATGCAGAAGATTGCGAAAGAGAATGATATTGATACCACAACATTACACATGGCATTTAAGACCAAACATCTTATGGTTCCAGATGACTGGGCTAAGAGAAAGATGATGGAACCTGTCATGATTCCTAAGACAGGTGCTGCCAAGCCTACATATGTTAGTACTGATAAACCCAAGAAGAAGGTGAACGAAGACGTAGAAGGTAGAAAAACTGCCTTAACTGAACCAAAATCAACTAAAGAAAGACTCGCAAGAAAAAAAGACTCTGAGATTAGAAGAGAGGCTGAGAGATCTATGTACGATTCTTCAGCTGGTGAGTCTGAAATTGCTAAGAGAACTAGAATTGCAAGAAAATTACGTTCTTCCACTGATCCTAAGAATCAAGACAAAGGAAAACAGATGGAGATAGACACCACTAAGAAATTAGTAGGTGAAGAGTTTGGTAAGATGACTAAGGAACAGGAGGATATTTACGTTGGCAATAAGGCAGGCAGAATAAAATTTGATAAGATAACAGACTACAAAAAAAGAAAGCAACTCAAGAAAAATTTAAAAACATATGAGGGTGACGAAGATCATACTACTACAACTTCTGAATCCTATTCTTCAAAATCATCTAACGCTGCAAAGAAGGCGAAGTTGTCAGCTTCTATTGAGAGATTAGAGAATCTAAAAGTCAAGAAGAAAATGAATGAAGCAAAGAAACCAATGGTTAAAGTTAAACTTAAAGATCCATCAAAGATCAAAGTTAAGGTAACTGACATAGGGGCTGGCGGAAAAGAGTATGTAAGAAAGGATGAGATGCAAAGTGAAGCTGCAGCATGGACAAGAAAGGCTGGTAAGAACTCGTCGGGTGGTTTGAATGAGAAGGGTCGTAAGTCTTATGAACGTGAGAACCCAGGCTCAGATCTTAAAGCACCTAGTAAAAAGAAAGGTAACAAGAGAAGAGCATCATTCTGTGCAAGAATGAAAGGTATGAAATCGAAACTTACCTCTGCTAAGACTGCAAGAGATCCTGATTCTAGAATCAACAAGTCTCTTAGAGCATGGAACTGTTCTTATGAACCTGAGAATGGTGAGGTTATTAGTGAGAGTAAAGTGGCTGAGATGATCAAGAGTCTCAAAAGAAAGACAAGAGTGTTAGAGAAGGGAGAGAAAAAGAATAGAGATGCTGGTGCGATTGCAGCCAAGATTATGAAACAGAAAGAACATAATAAGTATGTTAATTTCTTACCTATGGATGAAGCAAAGAAGAAGTGTGGTGAAGGTGAATACTATTGTAATGATGATAAGAAATGCAAGTCTATCCCTAAAGGATACAGAGTTGGTTATGGTGGAATGTTAAAACCAGATAATTCGGATGATGATACCAAGGGAAAGAATGGAAATGGTAATGGACATGGTGGCAACGGTAACGGTGGAAACGGTGGCGGGAACGGCGGAGGCGACGGAGGCGGAGGAGAGTAGACTCTAGATAAGTGTTTGATATTAATCCAGAAATTGAAGTAAAAAAAGAATATCTTTTAGACACAACTATATTTGTTGTGGAAGATTTCTATAGGAATCCAGATCAAGTATTTGATTTTCTCTTTAACAGAGAGATACCTTTGTGGAAAATAGATCAAGAACCAACATCGAATGGCGTTCACTTTGAAGATAGAAGAACGATGGAAGAGTGGGGGTCACATAATCTCAAAAAAGTTTATGAATTTTTAAAGAAGTTATGCAATCAAACGTATCAGAAACCTGAGATTGTTACTAATGCCACCAAATTTTATAAACATGACTATAATGATTATGAAAATTGTAACTGGTGGCCACATAGAGATGATGGTTACAATGCCATAGTCTACTTCAATGATGAGTGTGGAACAAATCTTTACGCACCAGATCAGGAAAAGGAATTATCTCATGAACATCATGAACCTTGGATAAAGAAAGGGAAGTATCAAGTCCTAAAAACAATCGAACCTAAATTTAATAAATTAGTATTCTTTGATGGACTAAAGTTTCCTCACGGCATGGATATTTCAAACGATACATACTTTAGCAAATTCAGATATAATCAAGTATTTTTCTTTGATGCTTGACAACTAAACCAACTAGCTCTATAATTATAGAATGAAATATATTTTTGATGTTGATGGGACTCTCACTCCCAGCAGACAAAAAATTGACCCTGACTTTCTAATATTCTTCAACAGTTTTGTCTTAGCACATGAAGTCTATCTAGTTACAGGAAGTGATAGGGACAAAACCATAGAACAAATTACACATCTTCTTTACTGTAATTGTAAGAGAGTGTATAACTGTGCTGGTAATGATGTATATGAAGGTGACATAACAGTCTACACAAATCCTTGGGAGTTACCTAAAGATGCAGCAGAATATCTCCTAGAAGAATTGGAGACTAGTACTTTCCCTGTAAGGACAGGGACACATATAGAAGTAAGACCAGGCTGTGTCAACTTCAGTATCTTAGGTAGAGGTGCTAACCAGACAGAGAGATTAGTATACAGTGATTGGGATGGTATTAAGAAAGAGAGAGAAGGTATAGCGACTAGATTTAACGAAAAGTTTCCAGAGTTACATGCCTTTGTGGGTGGTATGACAGGTGTAGATATATCAACTAAGGGAAGTGATAAGAGTCAGATCATCAGAGACTTTATGGATGGTGATGTAATTTTCTTTGGAGATAGATTAGATGAACATGGTAATGATAAACCATTGGCGGATGCAATTACAAATAATAAATTAGGTTTAGTTCAACCAGTCACAGATTGGAAAGACACTTGGGATAAATTAAAATGAAAGAAACTAAGTGGTCAGCACAAATCCTACTCGACTCAAATAGATTAACAAAAGTAGAATTCTTTTCACCATCTAATCTAAGAGAGGATGCAGAAAGAACTGTCAAGGCACTCTATGGTGTAACAGATGTTCGTCAACTAACTAGGATCTGGTCATGAGTGACATTAACTTTAATAGACATCGTGTGTTCAGAGAGACAGACAGTGTTATATTTTATGATATATCTGTAGAGGAATCAAACGCAGCAGACCTAGTTGTTCATGAAGGCCCTGCCATCTCACCTCCACCTGATTGTGTGGGAGGTAAACAGTTTTACATCCATAGTTTTCAAGACGACTGTAACAGAGTCGTACAAGGAGAAAGAACCTTCGAGTTGGTCAATAGAGAATGGAAGAATCAATATCATATAGTACACCTCAATAGACACAGTGGTGCGCTAGTTATACCACGCAACACATTCCACAGGTCAATGTCAGGAGAGAAAGGATCAATAGTAATCAATCAAGCAACAAGGTATGATGGGTTCGATCCTAGTGCTGAGTTTTATCCAGTATCCACAGCAGAGTGCAGAGATTTATATAATATACTCAGAAACGTTGTCCCTGTAATTCACACAGTAGGTGAATGAATACATAGTGTGAAGATATGAGAATTATGGAATGGTTGAAGGAGGAGTTTACGAAAACCCCTGGCTATATGAGGGTAAACCTTTCACTTCTGACGATATTAATGATTTCTTCGGTTTCGTCTACTGTATTACAAATAAGACAACAGGTAAGAAGTACATCGGCAGAAAATATTTCGTACAGAAACGGAAGCCAAAGGGAGGAAAGAGAAGAGTTACTAGCGAGTCGGACTGGAAGAAATATTATGGATCGTCCCCCGAACTCAAGTCCGACGTATCCGCCTACGGAAAGGAGAATTTTTCACGAGAGATCATGTCTCTCCATACAACTCTGGGGAAAACCAACTATGAAGAGACCAGACAACTGTTTATCAATGATGTCTTAACAGAGGCTCTTGACAACGGAGAGCCCGCATATTATAATAGTAATGTTCTAGGACGATACTATAGAAAAGACTACTTCTATTAATGATTATGTGGAGTATCTGACTAATCTTGGTGTGAATACCATACCTCATAGAGAGTCTGATCTTCTTTCACATTCTATCAGAGTGTCTAGTATGTTACATTCTTATGATAGACCCATTGAAGAACAAGTAGCTGGTCTTTTTCATTCAGTATACGGCACTGAATTTCAGATGTACAAAATTAATGTTACACGAAAAGAAATTCAATCCCTCATAGGAAAGCAATCAGAATACATTGCCAATTTATTTTGCACTCTAGAAGATAGAGTTGAAAGTATTCTGTATGGTAGAGGACTAAAAGAACCAGACAAAACAACTCTCAGGTGGTTGGAATATTGTAATATCAAAGATCAAGATCCCACTGCTGTCATACTAAAAGAGTTTGAGATTGTCTTGCATATATAATACACATAGAATTTTCAAAACAGATGAATTTGATACCTAATGCTGAACTCTTCTTTGTAGAGAAGAAAAAACTTGTCAGAAAATCTACTCATGACTTATTTTCTGGAAGAGATGTTCTTGTTATAGGAATTAACGGAGCATTTTTGCCAACTGATGAACAGATGGTTAAAGAGTATGAGAAATTATATCTACATTTTAAAGATACAACACTTGTTGGCAATGTAAATGATCCAACTCATATTGATGACATTTATTTTGTCAGTCTGAATGATCCATATGTAATGGAAGCATGGTGGAAGAAAATGAAGATTAAAAATTGTAAGTATTTGGCAGATGGAAGTGGTGCCTTCACTCTTAGATTAGATCAACAAGGAGGAATGACACCAGGCCAAACTGTTGTTGAAATGTACAACAAAGGATATGGAAAAAGATCTTGGCGTTACGTTTTACTGATGGAAAATAATTGTCAGATGTGTTATGTCGAGGAAGAAACTCCAGATCATATGTCTACTAGAGATAATATGGAAGAAGATCTATATGAACTTACTAAACCAGAAGAAGCATTAAAAATGCTTAGAGCTAGACAACAGAAAACCAGAGTTGAGGAAGAAAATAATAGTTCAGATACATCTGGTTATATTCCACTCGTAGATGTAGGAACAGATCCTAATAATAATCCAGCAAAGATCGCAGAAAAGGTATCGGATCGCCAAGGCCTAGGATGAAAATTATAAGTCTAAAATATCTAGAAGAAAATTTTGACGAGGTAGTAGAACAAGCCCGATCAGGTGAGAGTTTCCTATTGGATACTCCTGATGGACAGATAGCATTAGTTCCTGATAAAGATGTTCTTAAACCAGTTATTGATTCTGGACAAGCAAAGGACATAGAACATATGTGGAACCATGATGATGGTTCTTGACAAAAGATAACTACTGATGTAGAATATGACTGTACATTTATTAGAACGATGTCTAGTTTTATCTCTAAGTTCAAAAAAAACCTAGATGCCCTAGAAAAAGCAGTTGATCAAGAGATTGCTCTTGACTATAAGTATCCAAAAATTTATAAAAAAGTTTTGAGATATTATAAAAGTGAAGGATACGAATTTAGTGAAGAAGATCCAGAACAGGAATACTCATCTTTACTAAAACTAATAGCACAAGATTTGGAGTCTACAAAATGATTGAAGTACTACTACAGAATGAACCATACAGGTATGTAAAGATGCCTGATCTACTGGAGAATGGTCAACCAGACTATCGTATTCAGAAGTGGAATAATCACAATGGTTACAAGGACATGTACCTCTGTGATAACTTCATGCAGTTTAAAACTGCTATAGATGACTTTGAATATACAAAGTGGTTAGACCCTGCTGGGGTTCCTTGTTACGTTAAGGATGACTGACGAACCATCTAACCTAGAGAAGGCAAAATTTTTCTCAAAGACAGCGTATGATATATTAAAAGGCTTTGTCTCTAATGGGAATCTAATGGTTCCCCCAGAGGTAAAGAAAGCTAGAATAGATATATGTAGAGAGTGTAATAGATTTGATGAGGAACGTCACTTATGTAAAGAGTGTGGTTGCTTCTTAGTTAATAAAGTTAGATTCACAGCCTCTTCATGCCCCTTACAATACTGGTGACTAAATGGATGAACCCAATTTTGAAATAAAAGATTTTATAGGCATCTTCCCTAATGCTGTTAATCCAGACTTCTGTGATTATTTGATACAATATATGAATCAATCTTCACATGTTATGGGTGGAAGAAATTATACACATGTTAAAGATAAACAAATTTGTTTAGATGCTTTTTCGCCTGGTGAATCTAAAACTTTAATGGAGTTTGTAAATGGTTGTTTATATTATTACATCAATGAGTTTTCATATCTAACTAACTTTAATTATGTGAGTGCTGTTGTTCTTTTACAAAAAACATTACCGACTCAGGGTTATCATATGTTTCATGGAGAAAATATAAATTGGAATTTAGAAACCAGAACTATGGCATGGATGGTATATTTAAATGATGTTGAGGAGGGTGGAGAGACAGAATTTTTATATCAGAAACTTAAGATAAAACCAGAAAAAGGAACTGTTGTAATATGGCCTGGAAGTTACACTCACTTACACAGAGGCAATCCTCCTATGAGTGATAAGTATATTGCTACTGGTTGGTATCAAGGTTCCATAGGTTTGTCACAGGTAAATACCGCAGGGATTAATGACAAACAATATATGGATAGTATGAAGAGCGGTGAAGAATGAAAGTATTAGTCACAGGTCATAAAGGTTTCATTGGCAAACAAGTCTTTGATTTTCTCAGTGACATTTTTGATGTTGATGGACTAGACAGACCAGATGACATAGGAGACTTTGCAGACGTTGGGTGTGCAGACTATGATCTCATAGTTCATCTTGCTGCCTATGCTGCACTCAGAGATAGTGTAGATAATCCTGATAAATTCTGGGAGAACAATGTTGAAAAATCTAAACCCATTTTTGATTATTGTAGAAAGTATGGTACTCGCTTGCTGTATGCAAGTTCTGCTGGTGCATATGGTTGGTGGCAAAATCCTTATGCAATAACAAAGAAAGTAAATGAACTCATGGCTCCACCTAACAGTGTGGGTATGAGGTTTTTTAATGTCTGGTCAGAGGAAGGTAGTAGAGATGATATGTTATATGAGATGTTGAAACAAGGAACTGCAAAATATATTACAAGACATGAGAGAGATTGGGTTCATGTATTAGATGTTGTCAGAGCTATCGCAACTTTGATTCCCAGTTCATATACAGGTACGATTGATGTTGGAACAGGAC